TACAGAGCGTGGCGTTAAGTGGTCAGACGAAGCGCGACTGGCTCTGGAGTGGAAAGCAAGATGGGGAGACAGGGCTGCATGATAAATGTCGTTAGTTTCTCAGGTGGCAGGACGTCAGCATATTTACTCTGGCTAATGGAGCAAAAGCGACAGGCAGGTGAAGACGTGTATTACGTTTTCATGGATACAGGGGCAGAGCACCCTAAAACATATGAGTTCATCCGAAATATCGTCAGTAACTGGAAAATAGACTTACATTGCCTTCGTGTAATACCTAATCCAGAAATGGGGAAGGCCAGTAGTTATGAAGAGATAGGTGTCAATGATATTGGTCCAGATCTTATACCGTGGAAAAGGATGTTGAATAAATACGGACATCCATATATCGGCGGTGCGTTCTGTACCGACAGAATGAAGTCTGTTCCATTCACCAAATATTGTCAGGAAAAGTTTGGGAAAGGAAATTACATCACATGGCTTGGCATTCGCACAGATGAACCAAACAGGCTTAAAAGGGCTAATGGTTTTCGGTACCTGGCTGATATAAGCGATTTTGAAAAACAGGATGTGCTTGATTGGTGGAGTGAGCAGAAGTTTGATCTTGGCATACAGGAGCATCTTGGTAATTGTGTTTTCTGCATAAAAAAAAGTATGCAAAAGGTGGCGCTGGCAGCCATGGATGAGCCAGAACTTGCAGATGCATTTATCAACATCCTTGATACAGAAATAAAAACAGGAAAGGAACCGGTTATGTATCGAGGGAATAATACACTTAAATCACTGATTGCCTTGTTTAGTGATATATCAAGAGATGAGTTAGCCTCAAGAATGACATCAATGCGACAGTATGATTCAGGTTCGTGTTCTGAATCATGTGAAGCATTTTCATGTCAGCTTGGATTTAATTTTGAGGATGCGGCATGAGACGACAGCGACGAAGTATCACCGACATAATCTGCGAAAACTGCAAATACCTTCCAACGAAACGCTCCAGAAATAAACGCAAGCCAATCCCAAAAGAATCTGACGTAAAAACCTTCAACTACACGGCTCACCTGTGGGATATCCGGTGGCTAAGACATCGTGCGAGGAAATGACAATGCTTTTAATTCAACCTGGATTTGGCCTTAGCATCAAAAAAGGGCACATGTTTGGCGAGAAAGAGTCTCAACGAAAAATGGTGTCTATCCAGTTGCCATTTATCAGTATTTATTGGCTAAACAGGGAGGCAACAAATTATTGGTATACATGCGCCAGAGCGGCATTTAACGACCCTGACTGGTTTGTGAAAAATCACCATGCAGTTCGTCAGGCAAAGAGAAAGGCCAATACGACATACATGAAGGCGTATCGAAAAGCATGGAAAGAACACCGCGATCGATACCAGCAAGACATGGAAAAGCTTGAATCAGAAAACATGGAATTAAGACGAAAGCTTGGTGAAGCAAAACGAGACATTGATGCTTACAAGCGACTTTTTAATGGTGAAAGCCATGCTTAGCCCATCCCAATCCCTTCAATACCAGAAAGAAAGCGTTGAGCGAGCTTTAACGTGCGCTAACTGCGGTCAGAAACTGCATGTGCTGGAAGTTCACGTGTGCTCCGATTGCTGCGCAGAACTGATGAGCGATCCGAATAGCTCAATGTACGAGGAAGAAGACGATGAATGAGTTAATAAATGGCAATGCCATCAAAATGACAAGCATTGAAATCGCTGAGTTGGTTGGTAAGCGTCATGACAATGTGAAACGTACCATCGAAACGCTGGCTAAAAATGGTGTTATCCGGCTTCCTCAAATTGAGGTTTCCGAAAGAATCAATAACTTAGGGTTCAATGTTCAGTACGAGCATTACGTCTTCGAAGGCGAACAAGGTAAGCGCGACAGCATTGTTGTCGTTGCCCAGTTGTCGCCGGAATTCACGGCTCGCCTTGTTGACCGTTGGCGAGAGCTTGAAGAAGCTGCGGTTAATATCCCAAAAACGCTACCAGAAGCGTTGCGCCTTGCTGCTGACCTTGCTGAGCAGAAAATGCAACTGGAAAACCAGCTCGCAATTGCCGCACCTAAAGTTGAGTTTGCCGATCGCGTTGGCGAGGCCAGAGGAATTTTGATTGGAAACTTTGCAAAGGTTGTTGGAATTGGTCCAAACAAACTGTTTGCGTGGATGCGCGATCACAAAATCCTTATTGCTTCAGGTTCCCGGCGCAATGTGCCAATGCAGGAATATATGGATCGCGGCTATTTCACAGTGAAAGAAACAGCGGTCAACACAAATCACGGAATACAGATATCGTTCACCACAAAAATCACCGGGCGTGGTCAACAGTGGCTGACCAGAAAGCTGCTCGATAACGGAATGCTGAAAGTAACAGGGGAGGCTGCTTAATGGCTAACCTACGCAAAGAAGCACGCGGCAGAGAATGCCAGGTACGTATTTACGGCGTATGCAATGGCAATCCTGAAACTACAGTTCTGGCACATTACCGGATGGCTGGAATTTGCGGAACGGGAATGAAGCCTGACGACCTGATCGGCGCATGGGCTTGTAGTGACTGCCACGCGGAGATCGACCGACGCACCCGGATTCTCGACAACAAAGACGCCAGACTTTACCACCTCGAAGGCGTGATCAGGACGCAGGCGATACTGCTGAAGGAGGGGAAGATTAAGTCATGAACGAATATCAGTTTGTGCTTCCATACCCGCCGTCGGTGAATACCTACTGGCGAAGACGGGGAAGCCAATATTACATAAGCGATAAAGGCCAGAAATACCGAAAAGACGTTCAGCAAATCATCCACCAACTCAAGTTAGATATTTTCACCAAATCACGACTCCGCATCAAAGTCATCGCAGACGTTCCAGACTCCCGCCGCCGCGACCTCGATAACATCCTGAAAGGTTTACTCGATTCCCTTATCCACGCCGGATTTGCGGAAGACGACGAGCAATTCGATGACATTCGCGTAATTCGTGGTGTGAAAGTACCAGGCGGACGGCTTGGAATAAAAATCACCGAACTGGAGAACGCATGAACGCCACAATTCAAACGATACCAGAGCTTCTTATCCAGACACGAGGCAATCAGACCGAAGTGGCGAGGATGCTTTCCTGTGCAAGAGGAACAGTGCTCAAGTACAACCGAGACAGCAAAGGCGAGCGTCATGTAATAGTTAACGGCGTCCTGATGGTCAAACAGGGAAAGAGGGGAAGACGATGAGCATAAGAGAACTAAACCTCACCAAAGAACAGCACGATTGGCTGAATGGCTGGCTTGAACTGTGGGGCGCATGGGTTTATTCAGGCCGCCTGGAAAAGCGCATGAGCAGCGTAATAGCGAAATTCATGGAGAGCGTAGAGCCGGGAAGAGTTATGACAAGGCCAATGTGTAATGATGATGATGGAATGTTGATTTCTCAGGTCGTCGATTCCGTCATGTGCATTGACAAGAAAGCCTTTGGCATCCTCCTCAGCTACTACGCTCATGGTTCATCTAAGCGAGCAATTGCATCCTACTATCACGCGACTGCAAAGCCACGCAAGATGTGTGGACGTGGTGGCGAGGGATGGAGAAAACCTTCACTGGCAACCTGTAGAAACGAAATTGACGACATCCTGAAAGCGTCATTATTTGTTTTATACCAGCCAATGCAAAATGCTTTCAAAATGCGTAAACGTGTTGAGAAAGTTAAGCATATTGCTGTTAAAAGCCTTGACATGCAATTAGCCATTTAGCCATAATTAGAAGGTAAGCTGCCGTTAGTGACTCTTAAGTTGCAACGGTGGCTTTTTTTATTTGGGTCAGTCGTATAAAGGTCATTACGGAAGGCTGTTAACCTTCTTATCGTGGTTCGAGTCCACGCTGTCCCGCCAAATATGCTGGTTTAGCTCCAATGGTAGAGCAGTCGCCTTGTAAGCGAATGGGTAGCGGTTCAAGTCCGTTAACCAGCACCATAACTGAGCCGTAGCCACTGACTATCCTGAACTCATCAGCGATAGTTACGCTGCGGCCTTCTTTTCCCCTTCCCAATATAAGAACTACGCAATCCGTTACTGGCGGAGGCGTTGCTATGAAATCAATGGACAAAATCTCAACTGGCATTGCTTACGGAACATCCGCTGGTAGTGCGGGATACTGGTTTTTGCAGTGGTTGGATCAGGTCAGTCCGTCACAGTGGGCTGCGATTGGAGTGCTTGGAAGCCTTGTGTTGGGTT